ACGAGTGAAGTGAACAGCACTCAGATACTTGGTATCAAATACAACATTACCAAAACCGTCACCAAGACGTTTTGCAAAGCTACCATTACCCATTAAGAATAATGCCGAGTCAATCTCATACGTTTTGTAATAAGAATGAATGAATTGGTCGTCTTTAGACCCTTTCAGCAACCTTAAAGTAATGGTGCATTTCTTACCTTGCTCGTCTTTTGCAACAATTACGTTACTTCCTTTACCAACAATAGAAGATGCTATGTTATTGTCAGCAACAATCGTTACTACATCGCCATCTGCCAAGTCGGTAATAGCTCTACCCCACAAAATAAAGGAGTCATCGCCAGTTAATCTATATGTTTCACTCATCTCATTACTCCTCTACGATAATTAACACATCTGCACTGTGGATTGCACCTGCACGTTTAGCCGCACCTTGGATATACGGTGCTACACGAGCTTCGCGTTGAGCTTGTGATTGTTGCGCAATCGGCATACTATACACATACCAACCTTGATTAGCAATATTTGCCTTAAAGGTTTCTGGGTCACCAAACGTCTGTGCGCTATTCCATTGTCCCGGCGCAAGAATACCGTTTCTTACAAATTGACGGAATACATTACCCAAAGCGTTCTTCAGAATAGATACACCAGCTTCAGTTTGCGGAACTTTCGTGCCGACTGCCTTAAGTGCATTGAACATTCCCATCTGTGCATAGAACTTCAATGCCATATTTTCATAAACAACATCAAAGTAATCATTTGCACCGCTTGACAATACTGCTGGAGTGCCTTCATACGAAACATACAAGTCAACACCAGCCGTTTCAGCGTTTGTATAGTCAGTTTGCGTCAAATTCAAGTCAGGCGATACATTATTTAATGTCTTTAAGTTCATTGTTTGAGAAACATCAGAACCTTCAAAATTAACACTAAACGCACGACCGACATAAGCCGCTAACATCAGTTTGGCTTCTTCATATCCGTTTGTATAAACTAAACAACGGCATTTTGAATTAGAACCTTGCTGAATTGTCTTACAAGCACCTTCAATGTCTGCATTTGAATACCAAACGTTCACAAAAATCAAATCATTTGCATTGATGAAAGTAAGAGCGCCAGTGATTTCTTCATCAGCCATATACTTAGCACACATAACACCAGTATAAGCAACCGAATCATAAGTTCTTGCTAATGCTTCAGCCAATGTTTCACCAGTAGCGTCTATACCTGCAGTGGTCGTTCCACCAGAAACATTCAAATAGTTAGCACCGGAAATATCCGTTCCGCTTTGTCCGCTAGACAATACAACAGAAGAACTTGCACCTAACTTCTTAGAACCAAAAACAATCGTGCCACTATCAACCGAAATATTTACTGCGCTTGTTGCATTTTGCAACACTTTCGCAATATCAGCCAAAGTTGCACATTTTGTGAAATTCAAACCAGTTAAAGAAACAACATTTGAATTTTCTGTAATTGTCAAAGCGCCATTGTTTACCAATTTGAATGCCGCAATACTATCAGAGTTAATTTCACCAGAAGCGAAAGAAGCCGCTGTAGCATTTACTGCATTTTTCATCGGGATAACAACCAATCCCCCTTGACCGCTTAATAAGTTTGCGTCTTGCGCAAAAACATTCAGAGCCATTTTGTATGTCAAAGAGTCAGTGCCATAGGCTTTACCTACATCATTCGGGTCAATAACATACATATACTCCGATACATTATTCGGCTGTTCAGGAGTAAACAAAGCGACATCATTGACATTTTTAGGTGTCCGACTTCTCTGCACTCCCTGCACTGTAACGCGAATAACATTTGATATTGAGAGTTCGCTCATATTTTGTTACTCCTTTAAATTAAACTTACACATTCATAATAATTCATTAAGGCTCAACTTGCAAATCATTAAGAACTATCTCTTGAACATTTGCTTCTTCTGCCAAAATTCTTGCATTAAACGTATCGTAGTAATCCGTTTCTTTTACCTTATCTTCAGAAATCATAGCGCGGATTATCAACGAAAAACGGTTAATTTCCGAACCGCCCTCAAGACTTGATGTGTTAATAAATCTTGCAGGCAATTCAAAAATTCTAAACTGCTTTTTATCTTGAACTTCCTTAGAATAGTAAGAATTTAACGCCATTAAGAGTTCTGCACGGCGGATTCTCGCTTCTCTGCTTCTGCTTAAGATGTCGATTTGAACGCTTGCACGACCATAAACAGTTTGAATTTCACTATTGTTTTCAGCATCAAATCTACTCTTGCTTGAAATAGGTAAAAAGTCTACACAGCCAACAGTCACATATAATTCTTGCGATTGTGGCGGAATTTTCCTGTTCTGAGAATGAATCCAGATGTTTTGCTGACTTAAATTCATCTCTTTACGGATTATATCAACTATGTATTCCTCAATCTGCATTGTTCTGCCAATCCTTAATACAGTGATACTCTATATGACCGTAATCGGAATAATCCTTTACAGCCATTATCTTATACTCTACGTTTTTATAGAAAACTCTATCATTAGTTGTAAGTTGCACATTTTGCAACGTGTGAAACCAATACCAATCCCAAGACCATTGAGCTTCTTCTTTTACTTTGATTTCTTCAGGTCTTAACGGTTGAATTACACCGTCAAAGTTAAAGAAAAATGTCACATTGTCTACGTTACCATAGGCATCTACAACTTGACGTATTACTTTAGCTCTGGCACCTTGCGACCACATATTGATACCCAGTTGTGGTCTTGGCAATCTCTTTCCTAATGTCAAATTAACTGGATTCAATCTCATTCTACAACCTCATACTCAATAGAAGCTCTTAAATTACCTTTATCAATAAGCGGACTATCTTTACCCTTAGTTATGATAGTTCTGTCGCTGTTACCACCATCTCTTGCATACTCATCTATCACATACTGAGTTGCAAAAACAGATTTTTCGCCAACTCTCTCTAAAATAGTATTTGCAGTGCTTACATTAAAATCACTCAGTTTTGTCGCTTCAGATTCTAATATCTCTTTACCGTAGTGGTTCATAGCATTTGCTAAAAACGGTCTTGGTGGAACCATTACTTCTTGACCCTTAAAAGCGCCATAAACATAATATCCGATACCGCCGTTGTGTTGCAACTCTCCAATTTGAGCTTCTTCAGCATTATTCAAAATACCAACCTCTACCGTCTTAGAAAGAACTTTACAAGCCTTTTCTATTTCCTTAAAACCACTCAAATCGAGTTCTGTTTTTACGGTAAACTCCATCCTGCTACAACCCTTACGTTTCCGATAGTCTTTGCATATACCAAGTTCAGATACTTCAGACCAAAGCCGTTTCTCGCATAAAATCCGAGAATTGGGTCTTCTAAGTATGCTTTCGGCACATAATATCCCTCGTGGACGCTACCAACCGTAACATCTGTTACAGGGAACGTTACACTTCCATACGCACCACCTTGAGCTAACGACAAGTCATAAGCAAGATAAAAAGCCCACAGATATAAGAAAATCAATCTACCGATTTCTTTATCTGACATCAGCTCGCAGTTAAAACTCGCTACAGCTTCTATTCTCGCTCTGTCTATATCATTATCTGAAACATAATTATCTACAGAATCTTGTATAACTTGCCAACTCTCTACATCATCTAAATTTGCCGTATTGTTGTTTACAATAGATTGATAGAAATTCGGCTCATAGTAAACGACATCGCCCTCAAAATAGACTTTGCCTGAATCCCAAAAAGGAAGGTATGGGAAGTTACGGGCAAATTGTGCCTTAAAATCATCGACTGTAACGCTACAACAACTCATAACTTCCCTCCTAACTATTTCTTCTTGGATTTATTTTTCGGTGCCGCCTTAGAAGCCTTAACTTCTACAGCTTTTTCCTCAACAACAACATCAACAATATCTTCTTGTTTAACATTGTCTAAATCCATCAATTTATTCGGATATGCTTTCAATAAAGCGGAACCAATCTTTTCGGCTTCGCCATTGAAAACAGCTACCTTCCCTGCCTCAAGAGAACCACCATTGAAAATAATCGTGCTTCGACCAACATTCTTAATTCTCATAGTGTTTCTCCTAAGCGGTTAAGTCCATATACAAGATTTCTTGCGGACGAGCGTCTAACACGCCACTGTGTTGACCGTAACCAACGTTACGAATTGTCCAACCTTCAATCGAGTTCGGAACAGTTACGGTATAGTCTACCGGAATTTCGAAACGAGCTACATCTTCATCATAGCGCATCAAAACATAACGGTCTGTCAGCAATTTACCGTCAGACAAACCAGATTGCAGATAAGCCAACGGCTTAATCTCAAAGTCTTGCTGATTGGTAGCGGCTTTCAGAACATCACGCAAGTATTCAATCTTAGATTTAATCGGGAATTGAACGCTTGTAGCGGTCGACAAAGCAACATAATCACTTTGCGGAATATACAAACGATTCGGCATAGCGGTATAGTTGTTGTTTGCCAAGTAAGCACCGATGATGTTTTGAGCAAATGCTTGGAATTGAGCGTCTGTCATAGAGCTAATAGCCGCCGGAATTAACGTGGTGTTAATGGTAACATCACTCAAAGTCAGCAAGCCTTCCATAGCACCATCACGAGAACCCAAGAAAGCAGTCTTTTGAATACCCAAATCCCAGTTGGTTTTACGAGATTTTTCTTTTTGGGTAACAATATCCCAAATACCAGTCTTAGCGGCTTTTGCCACATCAGCAATAGACCAGTTCAGTTCTTTAGCCCACAAACGGGTCTTAACGCGAATAGCATCAAGAGCGGCGTCAGTAGAAGCCAAACGACCTTCATTAGCGGTTTCAATATAACCTTTTTCAAAGTCACCGCCAACTTGGAACGAACGGAACATCATGATGTCTTCAGCCCACGCGGCTTCTGTGCCAACGCGAACCGGCAAATAATCAGCTACTGGAATTTGATAGAACTTCTGTTGTGCAACATCACGCAAAACAGCAGTCAATGTCGTCATCGGGACTAAGTAGCCATAGTTTTCCGATAAAGCATTCGTTAATTTTTCAGCAAAAGCCATTTCTCTTTCATTCAAAAGAGTTTCAACTGCTACGCTCTCGCCTTTTGAATTTAAAATCTTATCCATATTCAAATCTCCTATGCAATTTTAATTTTAACACGGATTAACTGACCTGCCGCAGTCGCAGCTTCCAAAGCATAACCAATTACAGGGTCAGCCGGGGTATCTCCAGATGCTGCTGCCGCCGCCTTGATGGTAATATTACTAAAACTATCCATAGCAACATTAGCACCAGCGTTAATTGCGCCAGAAGCTTCCATATACATAACGTTTGTATCAGGCGATACTTGGCACGGAGTTCCAGCAACATAAGCAGAACGGATAACATTCCATTCCAAGAAACCAACAATTTTATCTTCCGCGGTGGCAGGTGCAAAATGCGGTAATTTTGCAGAAGTGGCAACAATCTTCATCGGAGTTCCCGGAACAACATTACCTTCAACCGATGCGTCAATCATACCAGAAAAAGATTCTGTATTTGCCGGTAAAACCTTACGACCTTTAATTTCTTCAGTCGGTGCAAATACGTTCATCTGAAAACTTAATTTATTTTCCATTACATTATCTCCCTATTTAGAACCATAACGAGCGCGACCAAGAGCCAAGCCAGAAGCCATAGTAGCAACCGTCTTGCTTTTATCGCTTGAACTTTTTGCATTATGCAGAAAATCGAAAAATTTGGAATTTTCTTTTTTTTCTTCCTTTTTTTCTTCATCTTCTCCATTATTACATTTGTTTTCTTTGGAATCTTCGTCAGACTCATTATCCTTTTTATCTTCGGATTCTTCGTCTTTCTTTTCTTCCTCATCTTTCTTGTCTTCTTCTTCATCGTCAGCATTGTGTTTTGCTTCGTCTTTAGAATAGCCAAGTTTTTCAGCCAAGCCGATAATAGTCCGAACTTTCTCGTCTAAGCCTCCTTCGAAATCGCTTTCACCCTTTGCAGAAATGGCGGCAATTTCACGAATTAACTGACGATGGTCTTCATCTTCAGCATTCTTTTTATCTTCTGCGTTTTTCTCGTCTAATGCGTTCTTTACTGTGTCTTTTACAATCTCAGATAAAGAATTTTTCAGAGAATCCAGAAGTTCCTTTTTATCTTCTTCAGAAAGCATTTCATTCTCCTTAGAATTTTTAAGTTTATCCAATTCTGTTTTACGACCCTCGTTGAACTCCTTAAAGTCCTCTGGTGTCATAATAACAGCCTCCTCATACCGAGGATTATCAACAATGGCTAGGTGTTCATATACCCCGCTCTTGACTTCTTTATCGTAGTCAATATCGTGATACACACCGCCAGAGCCAAGCTCGGTTGGGAGATATGCGTTAGACACAGCCCAACCTTTTTCAATGTAGCCCTGAGCTTCATCATCTGCTATGATTTCAGCCCACCAAGCCCCATCAAACTCATTATAAAAACTTTTCACTACATATCCAACAGCTTCCTCTTTCATTTTATCTGTGTCTACTTCGTCGACGTGTCGGATATAAATTGGTTTGCCCTCAAAAGACGAGTTCATCTTATGCAAAGCTTCATTCGTAACAAGATATAATTTATCCCTACCATTCTCAAGGTAATGGACTAATCCCTCTTTTATGTGACGGGCAAAATATCTTCTCGGAAAGTTTTTACTATTTTCTATCATTTTAAAACCTCTAGTTGTATAATAACACGCATACACCAAATGTCAAATGAGTTGACAGCACGGTTTTTACGTGCTATGTTTCTATTGGTTAGACATTGATAACTCCGCCACCTCTTTCCCCTTTCGAGGTGGTTTTTTATTTTCCTACAGCCACATAACGAACTGTTCTCTTGCCCTTATAAGGATATGTTTCTTCTGGCAGAGGCTTTTGCTCTCTATCCGGTCTTACAAACTTATTTGATGTTACGTCTACTTCTTTTACTTTACCTGTTTCATCAGGTTTTGCACTCTTTTCAGGCTTATTTGCGTAGTTCTTACCTCTAAAAAACCCTAAAAATCCACCTTTTTCTTTTTGAGGTTGCTCTCCCTCTGATTCTGAAAACTCTACCATTCCCATTTGAGAAGCCATTTCTATATCTTTTTGGGTATACGTTACAGGCAACAGATTATCATTATTACAACCAATCATAAACTGTTCTGGGGTTGCCAATCCATTTGCCACAGCCTCAATCAAGCGATTAAACTTGCTATTCTTCATATTTTCTTCTTGCTCGGCAGACAATATCCTCAATGACTTAAATTCGATACTCATATCGTCAGGAATAAATCCAAACAACTTCTGGCAAATTACGCCCAATACGGTTATCACAACAGGCTTTGCTTTTGCCCTTACTTCAGATTCAATCATTGAGTTATAGTTCTCAATATCATCTTCACCACTATTGAAACCTGCCGCACTTACGCCAAACAATTTTGTTAAAGGCATCTTCAAATCAGCCGCTACACCTTGACGTATCTGATTAAGAATTTCACTTAAACCACTGAAAGATAACTGTTTTTGCTCATATTTATCGTTTGTATCCAACACAAGAGCGTTCAAGTATGATTTTAATGTATTTGCCGTTTGAACACGTCTTTCCGCCGTCTTTGTCCCTTGTGCGGTAAGCATAGCTGTATTAAATCCGTTCAACTGGTAGACATCAATCTTTGCTTCATCAAGCAATTCAAAAATAAGGTCTTGGTTTTTAAGATATGAGTTAATACTTCTTACAACACGTTCAAGCTCACTCATACCCCACCCTCTTAACCGATTTCTAATGAACGAAGGAGCTTTCTTACCCATAATCGGCAATACTCTTGAACGGTCTAATCTCATTCCATAGTAGTTGAAATACTTTGTCTTATCCATATTTTCCCACGGATTCCACATCGGAATATCCGTATACAATTCCCACATATCAGCCGCAATAAACTCTAACGGAGAATCTTTATCTATCTTATTATACTCAATAGGTGTGTCAGGCTTTTGGTCGGTGTTAATCAAAATACCTCCACCGCCATACAATCTCGACCAGTTAAACGCTTCCATAATGACTTCGTTTATCTGATTCATCTCTATATAGTAATAAAGCTGTCTTTTTTGAGAATCTGTGAGCTTGTCGGTTTTTATCGTATACCCTGTTCTGAAAGCATCGGCAACAGGCTGGTCTACCAATGTCTGAACAATACCATACTCAGCATAAGCTTCTGACAATATACTTCTGAAGTTGGTAATCAAAGCCCACCGTGTATTGATAAACATTGTATCAATACGAGAGTTTTGCGGTGCAAAAGGATTATTAAACGGCAAACCCCAACCGCCTATATTCTCTACAAATCCATCCAAACTGTTTGTTTTCTTATTAGGTATTTTTTTCATATCAACCTCAAATAAATATTGAACTTATACCCGTGCTACCAAAAGCAACATCTACGGCATCACACAAGGTGTCGACCTCATCATCATGTTTGTGGCTTAAATCAGCCCTGAAAGCCGCACATTCTGATAGCAACATACTACTTATATCATCTTTTTCTCCGTTTGGCAAATAGACCCAACCATTTGCTAAATACGGTGCTGTTGTCATTACTCTTGAAAACTTATCTGCCGCAACCCACATACCTTGGTCGTTTTTATATCTTGCTCTTGTTATCGGTATAATAGGTATTGGGTCGGTTTTCTTAATTTCTTGTATTACACCTATACCAGATGATTTATCCTCAATATAGAAGCCATACGGCGGTAATTTGAATTTACTCCATTTCTGCCAACAGAGTTTGACTTGCTGTCTTAGCTCATCAGCTTCCCATTTGCCTCTTACCATATCTAACAAATGCAATCTATTGTCAAAGGTTTTACCCCAAAAGCTGAAAACACTAAAATCGTTTGCTTCCCCTTTCTTTTGTGCGGTATCAGATGTAACAAAAGTAAATTGATAGTCATAATTCTCTTTTTGGTTGTAATATCTAAACCATTCGGTCTTTATGACACTGCCACCTACAACTATCGGCTCTTGCTGATACTGTCCATAATACACAAACGGATTGACTTTCTTTAACTTCATCAACTCTGCCGCAGGATACTTTTCTTCCCAAAGCGCTTCACCTGTGTCCTCGTTTAGTCCCTGAAGCTTAATTATGTCCCAATCTTCAGCTTCATTCTCTAACAAGTATCCCGTCAAGTCCTCTAAGGCTAATCTCTGCATGATTACAATTATCGGCGTTCTTGCTTGGTTATTAAGACGGCTCTTTAATGTGTTATTATAGTAATCTATCGTGTTTTGTAATTCCGCCTGACTCTTTACCGAACTCGCTTTGTTCGGGTCATCAATAATCATACAGCCACCAAAGTCATTACCACTTACTCCGGCACCAAAACCAGTAATTGAACCACCCATTGAAGCCGCACGGAAACCACCACCTATGGTTGTAGCCCAGTAATCAGCACCACTTTTAGCTTTGTTTAACTTAATTCCCGTCAGTGTCTTAAAGGCGTCACTCTCAACCATAGCTCTAATATCCTTTGAGAATGAACTCGTTAAGTCATCACTATATGATGTATATATACAGTTAGAATGTGGATTTAACATATAGCACCACCCACCAAACATCTGACAGATAGCCGATTTTCCCATTCTCGGCGGCAGATTTATTATTAAATTCTTCTTTTCAGCCCTACCAAAGGCTATGTCTTCTAATTTCTTGATGATTAAATTGTGAAATGGTCGAAATATAAACTGCTGTCTATACATATACCAGAAAAAAAACGCAATAAAGTTCTTTAAACTGGCACTTAATGCCAATCTCCCCTCTACAGGATTATCCAAAAACTGCTTGACTATCTCATCATTCATATAATGATACCCCTTATCTCAAATATATTATATTTTTTGAAACTGTCAACAAATTTCTCTGAGGAAGGCGTATACCCTTGACAAACTCTCCTACTGTGCTATAATGTCCCTGTTCAAATGATTGAACACACTTACTTACTAACTTACTTAAGGAGATACAAAATGTATGCAAAAATTCAAAAGGGTAATTCCCAATCTTATATGTTAATCCATTCCGATGCACAAATCACAATAAATCCAAGAGTAGCCGTCTTTGATGAACTCTGGGACTATATGTGCCAACAACAAGCATCATCCGGCAAATGCGGTGATGATAATAATAGTGCAGAACAATCAGCATTCGTCTTACAAAAACTCGGCGTGGAAGCCGGACAACCGTTCCTTATCCTCTATGAAACAGGTAGAACTTTTTGGTATGGATTGCCAGAAAGACCAGAATTTAAGGGAATTGATTTATCTATTGCCCACGTCAACGTAGACGGTGTTTCCTACATTACAGAAGGTAACATATATATCCTTAACGATAACGGACAGACTATCCAAAAAGTATAATACCACGCTTTCTCCAAAAGTGTAGCCGATGCTCTATAGTGTCGGCTTTTTTGTTCTTGACAATCTAATTTCCCTGTGATACCCTTATATCGTATTAAAAATTTTTTCATTGGTTCTTTAAGTCCTTTCTAGCCCTCTGCCCGTTCCTGCAGAGGGTTTTATTTTATCCAACCTAATACAGTCCCTTTTATTCAGGAAGGCGGGTATGCTATGATTAGTGAGGATATGTTATAATGATTTTAGTCATTTTTTGGAATTTTTGATAAGTGAGTTTATTTGATTGTTATAAGCATGCTTTTTTCAAGTTTTCCTATATTGTCGGGGTAGTAAATAAAAAGCCGCCCTTTTGGCGGTCTTATAGTGATTTAAGCTGTAAATAAGTAAAGCAGATACTTAATAAAATTGTAATACTGCGAGTCTTTGGGCTTTTCGCTTTGCAATAAGTTGTATACTGTGCGCGGGGTTATGCCTAAAAACTTTGCAAAGTCTGAAACCTTGCGCCGGTGCTGTAGTGCTTTTAATATATCGCTGTTTTTCATTTTTTAACCTTTCGTGAAAGTTTTTTCATATATACAAGCGATAAAGTATGAAATTTTTTTCACGATGTCAAGGGCTTTTTTAGTCGTTTTTGTTATCCTCTACGCGTGCGGGCGCGCTTTCTATGTATTCACAGTCAATTATATTGGCATTTAATAGGCTGTTGAGCTGTTTTATTTTATCGGCGTTTATGCTTTCGGTTAAGTCCGCTTTTACTATTTGTGCGTCAAGTTGAATCTTGTCACCGTATGCAAGCGGGGCGAGCTTTCCGGCTAAATATTTGTAATCGTTGGCTAGTGTTGAATATGTGCTTGAGTCAATTTTATTCGCGCGTAAATCTTTTTCTAAGCTCTCACGGCGTTCTAAATACCATTCAGCCAATAAAATCCGTGAATTATAATATTTATTTTTTAGTGTTTCGTTTCCTTGTTCATCGAGGAAGTTTAGAAATTGTTTTGGCTTTATGCTTTCTTGTGTGCAGGCTTGAATCATTGTTAAGCCGTCATTTATTAGGTCAATTATTTTTTCGGCTTTCTCGGTTGTGAGTGTAAGAGGGCTTTTATTTAGCTTGGCAATAGATAGATATTTGCTCGGTATGTTCTGGGGCTGATGCTGTATTTTGTTTTGTCCTTGGGCTTTGTCCCCGTATTTTTTAAGGCGTCCGAGTCTTCTCTGCTCTGCAACGGTGGCAAATCCTGAGTCTTTTTTCTTCTGAAGTTCGGCAAATGCTTTTATATTTTCCGGATTCGTTATAATTGCGCGCCCCGTGTCGATTACTTCAGGAGATTCGCTCGATTCCGCCGATTCGGTCTTCTTTTTTGCCTTTTCAAAGTCAATAACGCCCATTTTCAACCCCTTAATGCAATTTTAACAGAATACAACCGAAAAAACAACATTTTTTTTGCGTTTTTTGTGCTTTTTTTGCATTTTAGGTATTGACATTTTTATAATTATATGATATAAATATAATATAAAGAATAAAAAGAAACCAAATGAAACATTTTAATTTTATGAAAGGACTCAAACAATGATTACATTAAACAAAATACTTCCTCTTAATGTGTGGAATGAAAAAAAGCATTTAACTAAAATCGAGTTAGATGCCGAAAAAAAGAATTTTAACGTTAATTTCAGAAAAGACTCCGGACTTTATAAGGGCTACAAAGCAATAGATTTAAGAACAGGGGAGGAAATTCTTGATATTCGTTTCTATTGCCCGACTGGTCGCGCCAATTATTGTGCTATGTGGATTTATTCTGACATGTTTTCAAGTCGAGGGACAGGACGCGCTTGCGGTTATGGTTACAACCGCGAATCCGCTGCCTTTAATGAGGCAATTTGCAATTGTGGGATTCAAGGTTTTCCTTGCTTTTCCGGCTCGGGCTGTAATGACTGGGCAATTAAAATCTTGCTTAAAATTTTAGGCGTTAAAAAATATAAAATTGTAGAATTTTACGCATAAAAAAGGAATATTAACACGGGCGGACTCTTCCGCCCTTTTGGAGGGCTTAAAAATGAAAAGAATATTTAACTTGTTGAAGTTTACATATAAAACAACCGCTTTTTTGCTCGGCTTGGTTTTATATACGATTCTTGCGTTTTTGGCTCTTGGTAAATTAACAAAATAAAAAGGGGGGTTTATGAAAGTATTTAATTTTATATTGTTTTTTGTTGGCTTGGCTATGCTCTGCGCTTTGTATTTGTATTTTTTGGAGGCTTGGCGGCTTGGCTGTGCTGTTTTATGGTTTGTTATTCCGGCTTATATCTGCGCCGGCTTGGCTATAATGGAGGTTAAATAAATGTTTATATATCGTTACAAAATAAAATTTGATTGCATGGGCTATTTAGGGAGTCGGCATGTTGGAGAAATAACCGTTGACTCGACCTCTGAACAAAAAGCAATTGAAAAGGCGCAAAAAACAATTGAATTAGAGAATTTGATTTTTTGCAAAAAGGCAGATTTTCAAGTTATTAGTAAAGAGGGTATTTTATAAAAAGCCGAAACGGTCGGAAAAAATAAAGATTTTCCGGCTGTCGGCGGAAGGATGGCAACCCCCGCCCCGATGATGGCAAGCTATAACGAAAGGACTCAAAAATGACATACAAATTGAAAACATGGACTCTTGAATATTCGGGACTCGGTTTTATGGGTTCAGAAATACGCGGGACTCTTTCGGTCGATGCCTCTACAATTCAGCAGGCGAGAACGAAAGCGACTCAACAATTAACAATTTATTTACGGCTTTTTTCGCTTGGTGATAAAATCAGATTTAAAACCATATCAAAAAAAGATGTTCAGTTATAAGAAAGGACTCAAGAAATGATTAACTATCTTGACGCATTTTTAAACATTCAGAAGGTCAAAAGAGATTTAAAAACAATGACTTTTGAAGACGCAAAAGAGCTAATTTTCGGCTATAATGAAACCGCCGACTCTTTTGAGTTCAACCGCGGCAATGTTTGCGGCTCCGTCTATAATGAAAACAACAAACCAGTTTTAAAGGGTGAGTCTTGTTTTTCTGTTTACGATAGCGAACACACAAAAAACGGAATCGCTTTCCACGGAACAGAGTCGGAAATATACCAAAAAAGTAGAGAAATTTTAATTTCTGAGTTGCGCAAATATATTTTGGCTGATTATCACCCTACAAACGCAAAAGAATTTGAAATTTTAGGGCGCGCCTTGTGTGGCTGTAATGGTATAACAATACTTGATGACGGCGGGATTATGAACGGTTACGGATATGCACGCGGTCGGAAGTATTCAAACGCAGATTGGCGAGCAAATGAACTTATAGACGATGCAATTAAAAACATAAAAAAATAGAGAATTTACGGAGGTTAAAATGGGAACAAGAAATTTAACAGTTATCATAAAAGATAATGAAATAAAAATAGCTCAATATGGACAATGGGACGGCTATTTTAACGGACAAGGCGAAAACTTCGTGAAGTTGGTTCGGGAATACCTGCAAAATGAATACAGGCTGGAACAGTTTAAGGAAAATATCGACCTTTTAAAACAAGTTGACGATAAAACCTATGACGAACTTTTGGAAATGTCTGAAAAAATAGAGAGTTTAAAAGAATTTTCAATTCCTTTCAGCGTTTTATTGCCTCAGTTTTCACGGGATACCGGCACAGATATTTTAAGGATTATTGCTGAACTTCCGACAAGCTGTTTTCGCGGCAAGTATTACCCTATTCATATTTGCGATGATGCTAGTTGGTGCGAATTTATCTATGCAATAAACCTCGATACTAATGAGGTCTATATGTTGACGGATTGGGATTTTGACACGTCATATAAACAGCAAACTTGCGATATTATAGAAAAGAAATATCCGGGATTCGATTGCTGGTATAAAGAAAAAATAGAGAATTTACCAGACGCGGACACAATAAGACGATATAATGGAACAATAGGGATGGAAAATGGTTAGCACATACGCACAGAAAAAGGCGAGCAAAGCCTACATTGACAAGCTGAAGTCGAAAGGAATTAGTCAACACGGCATTTATTGCTCTGACCTGCAGTGGCTGATTTTGAAGGAGTTAATCAAAGCAGTCAAACAACTAGATTTGGACGCCCTGAAGACGATTGAAATTGATGATGACGGCAAATTTATCAGGTTTATATATGAAAATGAGCAAGAAACACGAGTCGTTTCATCGAATCAGGATGGAGATGATAAAGGGTAGCCAAAAACAAAACAACGCTCTAAATGGGCAAAAAATAGGGAGTTTTTAATATGAATAAAAAACCGTGGGAAATGGTGGAGATTTTGGAACAGGTTGCACAAAAAAATCACTTGTTTGTGACTGGAATTATTAAAGTAATTGTCTATGCACTTGAAGATGTATTAAGTCTTAATGACTTCAACACATTAAAGGAACGCTTAAGGGAAGAAATAAAAAATGGTGCCGATAACAAGGACTCATAAGCATCGACACCAAAATATGAAATATTCATTTATTGTATATCACTTATTTTGTGGTTTGTCAATATCTGAATATTGGGGGTGGGGTTTGTTTTGATAAAATTCTTTGAGGCGCATATTAACCTCATATCGGACAAGCTCTTGGAAGTCTTCCCAGTCCTCACCGGCGACTCTTCCTAATTCCTTTTCCACTTTTTTGTGGAGTTCGGACGGGTCAACGGGAAAGAATGAAAGCTGTTCAACCATGCGCACCTCTCAAATAGAGAATATAAAAAAAATAAAGAGTTTTCAATAAAAAAATAGAAAGGATATAACGATGGATAAAAAAATTCTTAAGAAATACACCGATAGGTTGTTTGATGACTTCAGGGAAACACATGATTGCTCAGGGGAATACCGCTCATCTGTAACTAACTCAGTGTTAGCATTTGGGGATTGGGTAGCTAATGCAGACTTGGTTGAAATCTGCGAAGTGATACCGGAAATTGAGGACAAGGAAGTCGTTGACGAATTGAAAAGATATGTTAGCGAACAGGTTGATTTATATTTATTAAGGAACGCACCAAGATGGTAAAATGTATTATATGTGGCAAAGAGCTGAAAGGTAATCAGACAAAGTATTGCAGTTCTAACTGTGCCTATAAGGCATTCAAAAGAAATTTAACAACACCGTATATTAACCAAGATAAAAAAATAGAGGATTTATACAGAAAGTTTAAAGAAGTGTTTTGGATAGACAAGTTTAACCATATTACCAATGTTACAGGGTGGAAGCTCAGAGTGTTCTCTTATATATCAGTTAGGATAATGGGCTATTCAGTAATCGGGACGGCACGAGTAACAGGTAAACACCACGCAACAATTATTCATCATTTGAAAGGAGTAACACCACAAGAAATTCAAATTGCATACACATATTTAGAAACAAAAACATTTAACAACATATTTAACTACAAACTTTAGAAAGGAAAAAACAATGTCATTTTTTACAAGAAAAAGAAAATATAACGATAGAAAATTCTTCTTTACCGAGGAACTTATTAAGAACCTTAAGGTAGATGAAGACAGAAGACAAGTTAGCTTTACCGACGCTGGTTGTAAGTGTCTTCAAGTTCTTGTTTCTGAAACAGATACCTCTTATGCTTTTGTGAACGGTAAAATATCCAAGATTATTGGTAATGTGTATAATGTATCACTTAAGGAAGCTAGAGCTATTGTGAATAATATCCGTGATAACTACGATGAGTTCAGCAAAAATATACCACCGAGATGCTGTAGCTTAAGCGTAGACTTCAAGAAAAATGGATTCTATCCACGCAAAAAGATAGAAGAAGCTAACGGAACAGAAACGATTCTCTCAGATGAAAACGCTAGTCTTAAGGAAAAAATAAAGGAATTGGAAGCAGAAATAGAGAGTTTGAGGGACATCAATATCAGACTAGGCTCTCGGTTGCAGACAATCAGAAAGTTAGCTTGTTATGATGAAGCTGATGTTGAGATTGATGATTAGTATGTTACAATGGCTAGGTGCTTTTATCCTAGCCATTCTCTCCCTTATTTTTATCATAGGATTAACCCAATGATATATTGCTGTAATTGCTGTAGGGAATCCGAAGTGGAATTAGTTGACGGCAGTGTCATATATCCAAATAGACCTGACCTTTATCATCTGAAATTCTATAGATGTTTAGAGTGTGGCGGATATGTTGGTTGTCACAAGGGTTCCATTAGACCTCTTGGGGTTATCCCATCTGCGGAAATAAGAAATGCACGCAATCATATACACGCTTTGTTAGACCCCCTATGGAGAGCAAAGAAATGGGGTAAGGGCAGAGGTTGGTGGTATCGCTCTATTGCTAACAAATTGGGAATAGAAGAATACCATACAGGTTGGACACGTTCTATTGAGGAATGCCGAGATGTATGGCGAGCAATCAAAGAACTTATCCGAGAGTTAGAAAATAAGAGTTGACAAGAAAAATAGATAATTTATGATAGTGGGTGCGTATGGAAGACGCATCTAAACAACGGAGGAATAAATGGAAGAAGAAATCACTGAATTGTTTTCCAAGCATTTTAACAGAGTAAAAAAGGATTTATCCCAAATAACTGGGGTAACCCCATTGATGTTAATGGTTGTTTCTACAGCGTTTAGAAACTTAGAAGATGACGTTAAAGATGTTTTGGAGAAAAACAATGGATTGGACGAAAATTCCTACAACGATAATATCTAAAAGATATTCAGATTATGAAATTTTAAGCATTGTTAAGTTTCAGCTTGTTTGGGCTATGAATGAGGAACAGCCAGATAAAACCACTGCTCTCAGATATATGACGCCTAAGCAGTATGAAACGGCTATGACATACCTCGACAGCATAGCGGCAACTGTTTGTGACGAGGTGTCATTAGTAACAAGAAAGCGTAGTGCCGAAAAAATAAGATATAATAAAAACAAAGCTTTACCAAAAATTCTGCCGACAGACTGTAAACAGACTGATGACAGTCTGCAAGAGCAGATAAGAGAAGATAATATAAAAGAAAAAAAAGAAATATATAAAGAAAAGTTTGAAGAATGGTGGTCTTATTATCCTAAACAGAGAGCTGGAAGCAAGAAGAAGGCTTATCAGAAATTCAAGCAAGCTATTGCAGAGTATAAAATCACACCTGAGTTTCTTCTTGAAAAGGTAAAAGAATATGCAAACTCTGTTGAGGTTAGTAAAGGTTTTGCCTGCGGTGCAGATGTGTATTTTAACAAATGCAAATATAATAATATATACAATACCGCCGAGAGTTCGGACTGGGATTACTTAGAACAATCACTGAAAGGGAGAGAATAATGGATTACAGAGAATTTATGACTAAACTGGGGGAAATATATACCCTCAAAAAAGGGGTTATTGATATATACAACGAAGCTTTTAAGGGTAAAACTGAGTTTGGCGAATACTGGAATAAGTTTACGAGAGAGTATACGTCATTAACCACACCGCCTATGCCAAGCTTTTGGTTAAAAGAAGAATCTCAACCAACGCCTGAAATAAGTAAACAGCGTGAGAGTATGTATGAATTAACTCAAAGAACAAAGCAACTTCTTGAAGAAAAAGTAAAACAAAAGTGGGGTGTATGATGGATATGTATGAAGAAATAATCGATTCGATTTGCCAAGCATACGGCATAAAAAAAATGCACTTACTCTCCAAGCGTAGAGATAAGAAATTGGTATATGTTAAAAAGCTTACTTACGTTACGTTGCGTAATTTAGGTTTATCTTTACCAAAGATAGGAAAGCTTCTTAATAAAGACCATACGACAATACTGCATGGAATAAGGACTTTCAAATAAATTAACATTATTATAAAAAAAGTTATTGACAATAAAAATTTTTGTGTTATATTGAATTTGTATTTAGGCGAATGATACGTTTACATAGCTTAGGGAGCCGTTGGTGGAGGTGCGAATCCTTCTCTCCCGAACACCGGGAGATAGCTTAAGAGTAGAGCAACGAATATATAACGTTCATAAGATACCAAATACAATAGCAGTTCGGCGAGTATATCGTTTACATAGCTAAAGTGGATAAAGCAATCAACTGATAATTGATGTATGTAGGTTCGATTCCTACTGTTCAAACAACGATAACGTTTTCCAACTGCACTTAATGGGGTTATAGTATAAGTGGCTATTACTTGCGGCTTTTAACCGTAAAATCAAGGTTCAAGTCCTTGTGACCTCACCAATACCGATAAGCGAGTAAGTCGTTTACATAGGCATTTAGTGATAACGATTACAACTTTCTATCGGTTAGTTTTGTGGGTAGGCGAGCAATTCGTTTACATCGGCTTTTAACCGCGTGGTCGTGGGTTCGAATCCCACCTCTGTCCACATAGACGGATGGAGTAGCTCAGTGGTAGAGCACGTAATTACAACGAATACAATATACCACCCACTTAGGTTTCTACGAGGAACGGCGAGAATAAGGAATACATAGGAATGCTAATCTTACACGACTCCTTATCAATTTACCTTCCTCTTTAGTGAAAGGACAAGAAAATGAAAACGAATAAGAAAGAAGTCTTACGGACTTTTGAAGGTGGAGTAGCTTCTAAAATTACTCCGATTGAAGAATTAAAGCGGACTACTATGGCTTGCTTACTCTGGGAAGATAACTTCTATGAAGACGGCGAATCGGTAGCAGAGCGAATCGAAAAGTTAATTAACAAATGTAATAACGATGAAGTAATCGAACTGATACGAAAAGTAAAGTTCGATATGAAAATACGTCACTGCCCGTTGTATATGACTGTGTGCCTCTTGAAAAAGGGTTGCAAAGGTTTATCGGGACTGGTTGCGGATGTTATTACTCGACCGGACGATATGGGTGAAATGTTATCCTTATTCGGTTCGATTAAGAAGATACCGAATCAGCTTAAAAAGGGTATTGCAAAAGCATTTACGAAGTTCTCTGAATATCAGTTAGCTAAGTGGAATCGTGACGGTAAGTATAAGTTGGTAGATATTGCGAACTTAACCCACCCGATGTCGAATACTGCTATCTCTAAACTTATTAAGGGAGAGTTAGCGACTCCGAATACGTGGGAAGTCAAAATCTCTGCTTGTGGTAACGATAAGGAGAAAAAGAAACAAGCTTGGGAAGCTCTTATTAAAGAGAATGACTTGCTTGATATGGCATTCTTAAAGAACTTGCGTGGTATTAAAGAAGCAGGTGTATCTGATGAGTTAATTAAACAGCGAATTGAGAAGATTGATTCTCATAAGTTATTGCCGATAGACTTTGTTCGTTGCGGTGATAACAACGTAGAATATGAATCTCAAATTGAAAAGAAGTTTTTATCTCATTTTGAGAAACCTACATTCTTTGGTAAAACAGCGTTCTTAATAGATGTTTCTGGCTCTATGGACGGTAAGAATTTAGACTATGCGTCTGCTCTTGCTATGATTGGTCGAGAGATGTTTGAAGATGTTGATATTTATACATTTTCAAATGAGGTTGTTCAAGTTCCGGCGCGTCACGGTTGGGGATTAAAGGACGCAATTAACCGTTCTCAACCCCACTTTGGAACGTATATGTGGAAAGCAATAAATCTGTTGAATAAAAACGGTTACTATAAGCGACTGATTGTTATAACAGATGAACAAACATTCGGTGGACAACCTGTTTCAGGAACCGTGTTTGGTAAAGCCTATATCATAAATATAGCTACATATCAAAATGGTGTAGGTTATAATAATGGATACATTCACATCAACGGTTTCTCTGACGGCGTATTTGATTATATGGCAGAGATAGAGAAGTTCTAGTCCTCGGCGTTTCTTTATGCCTTTCTTCGTTAAAAGTAAAGGCAATTTTATGAAAGGACTCAAAAATGGAAACACAAGATTTAATAATATTAAGACACTTAAAACAACACCGACACATCACAAGTTGGGAAGCTATCACTAAGTATCACATCACAAGATTAAGCGCAAAGATATATAACCTGCGTCAGTTGGGATATAACATAACAAGTGTATATGAGCGCAACGATGAAACAGGCGCTAACTACGTTAGATATTTTCTTATTCGTGAAAAAAACTGGTCTGAAGAAGACCTATTAAGTATGGATAAAGAACATTTTACAGGATTATATGACATCTCTGATGAAGAATATGAAATGTTGCATAAAGAAATTCAGGAGATGTAGATGAAGATAGATAATACATCTAAACTGGCAGATTTGTGTAATTTTAATCCCACAAAGTCATATTATAAGTTTGTATGTTTAATCAGATGGAAAGACTTTAAGTTTTTCCCTGAAGATATGGTGCTGAAAGCTAAAGAAAAACAAGAGATACTTGTAAAACAATGGTTGGTAGATAGACAAGAAATGCTTGATGAGATAATGCCAGATATGATAAGACTTACAGAATTAGTTAAAGGTCGGCTGTATATGTGTGTAGACCGTAAATCCACGCTCAAGACCATAGTTCAAATGCGAAAACAATGTGATGATTACATTGAGCCATTTATTTACTCTGATAATGCGTCTTGTTCAGTAAGAGCCATAAATAAAATACCGGCATCAGCATCTTCTCTTGCCGAATCCTCTGATAAAGAAGAAAAACGTTGGCTTTTTGATGTGGATAATCCTTATGATTTGTTCTTAATGCAGAGATTAGATGTCGCTTTGGAAAATGATATTTTAGCAAAATTACCGACCCCGAACGGGTATCACTACATTACAAAGAAAAACTTTGACGCTCATAAAATTGTTAATGAATTACGCGACATCTATAATCAACGAGGAGTCGAGTTCCCTCTTGACTTGAAGGATAACGCAATGACTTTGATATATTGGGTAATGTAAGGAGATGTAAAATGCAGGTATTTGTGGTAACAAGAAAGAAGTGCGAATTTAATGAGTGTGGGAGATACGGCGGATACTACTGCTATTTGTTGGGTTTTGCACGCTATCGTAATTGCCGACCTGAAGGATATGTATTTTGGACAGGTTGGGAAGCTTTAAACTTTATGTTATCTAACGGAAAGGCTTGGTTGAAATGAGGAATTGGATATATAAATATTTACCAATTATAACGACACGGAGTAAGAGAGATGACTTCGTGTTCAAATATGTTAAAGACGCAGAATATAATCTACATCGCAGGTATGAACAGTTTATAAGATTTAAGGATAAGTCAACTTGGGCGGCAATAAATCCTGTTTTGCACGAATTAGAATCGCTCAGAGCTGATACTTGGAATCAAGATAAGATTACCAAGATACAAAACTGGCTTAGAGATAACTTTGAGGTAAAAGATGATAACTCAAGATACAATCCTTAATTCCGATATAATGGAAGTATTGCCACAGATACCTGACGGAACGTTTGACTGTGTTTTGAGTGACCCACCATACCAGTTTGAAGCACACGGTAGGGGAATGTTTCACGAAACGAGAACGTTATACAAGGAAATGGCTCAATGGACTAATATGGAGAACGATTGGTATAATGATGGTATTCTAAAAGAGTATGCAAGAATCTGTAAGTTTCCGAACATTTTTCTTTTTGGTGGTAAGAGAGATGTTTACAAAATGTTGAAATTCGCCGTAGACAATAAACTTGAATACTGGATTATTCCCGTTTGCAAGAAAGCGCCTTCCCCTTTTACAAATAATACTTGGCTTTCAAGTGAATTTGCGGTTCATATCGTAGATAGGAAACTAGATTACTCTAGGGAATATAATATGAAAATACCATACTTCATTGTGGGCGGTCAGAAAACGACAGGACACCCTAACGAGAAAGACCTACCAATGATGAAGCGTATCGTGGCTAATATAACCAGAGAAAGCGATTTTGTGTTTGACGGGTTTATGGGTAGCGGAACAACCGCACTTGCTTGTCAGAACCTTAAAAGACACTTCTTTGGTTGTGAGATTAACAAAGATTATTACGAGAAAGCATTAAAGCGACTCGATGATGAAAGCAGACAAGGAGAATTGTTTTGATTAACATAGAGGATATAACTAATAAGATTATCTGTGCTGATTGTATGGATATTCTGAAGCAGTTGCCGGATAAGTCGGTTGATTTAGTGCTTACTGACCCGCCGTATGAACAAGAAATGCACGGCGGATATAAGCATGGCTTAGCTCAAAGTTATCAAAACGTAAAAAATAACACAGAGTTTATGAACTATGGATACGATTACGAATCTGTTCTCCCTGAACTTATAAGGGTTTGCAAAATTCCAAACATTATTATTTTTTGTAGCAACGCACAAATCACAAAAACTATGAGCTTTTTTGAGGATAAAGGATTAACTGCAACTCTTTTGATATGGCAGAAAACAAACCCTGCACCACTGGGTAACGGGAAGTATTTATCAGACGTAGAGTATGTTGTATATGTTCGAGGTAAAAATTCCACATTCAATGATGTGCCATTAAAAATGAAATATAAGATAAAAAGCTATCCCTTTGTTGCCAACAAAGAACACCCTGCTCAAAAGCCCGTTGGATTGATTAACGAATATTTGAAGACACATAGCAACGAAAATGACTTAATTCTTGATTGCTTTTCCGGTAGCGGCACAACAGCTATTGCTTGCCATCGGCTTAACCGGAGGTTTATCTGTATTGAAAAGAATAGGGAATACTGGGAAGCAAGCGTAAAGCGGTTAGAAGACGAACAAAGACAATATAAACTGTTTTAAGGAGAAAAAATGACTGAAGTAGAAAAGCTAAAAGCACAACTTGAAATAGCGGTAGAAGTCCTTAAATACTATGGCAACAAACGTAAATGCCAGAAAGCTCTCGAGAAAATAAAAGAGTTGGATAAAAGTTCTAAAAAAGTTATTGACAATAAGAAAAATGGGAGTATTATAGAAGATGATTAAAAGATTATGGAATATGATTAGGTATGGCTTATTTCCCACCAAAGAAGAAAGAATGTTTGGTGATTGGTATAAGAGCTTAAGGGAAAGCGCCGTTGAATGGAACGTTACTACTCTTACTGAGAACACCTTAATTATGCAGATAAGGAAAGTGCTTGAGGAGATAGAGGAAGTTCTTGAAGCGGTTGAAACGAATCCAGAAAATAAGGTAAAGGAACTTGCCGATGTTATTATATCTATATGGGGTTTGAGTGCATTTGACCCTAAACTTGCTAACATCGCTGAGCAAGCTTTTGTTTGTCTGAATGACAAAGGATTAAAAGCCATACTGACCGCCGCGAATGAAAAGATAACAGAATTATACAAGAGGGAATATGAAATAGTAGATGGTGTTTACCGTCATAAAGAAAAACAAACAACAATTAACTGAAAGGACTCAGAAATGACACAAAGAATATTTGATATAGAAAACGAAAAAGATATGGCAGATTTATGGGATATATTGCCAGATAGAGTTTTAAAAATCCACACAAGCGAAGAACATATTTATTATAGTGACGGTGATGAAACACAATATTTTGATGTTTCTGACTTAATTGCTATTAACTGGCATAATAAAACAGAAATCACACGCCCGATGCCAGAAGCAACAGAAGCTGATGTTGGCAAGCTATGTAAGTTTTGGAACAATGACGGAACAATATCTTACGGGGTGCTTTCAGATTTAATTACTAGCGGAATTAATAGTATAAAATATGGATGCTGTTATGGCAAAAGATGGACACACGCAAGACGCCTGACAAAACAAGAGATTGAGGAGTTATGCTGATGAATCCGATAAAACTAGAATTTATAATGCCTGAATTTCATTTTCTTAGACATTTTGGTAAAAGTAAAAAATCTAAAAGAAAAGCAATACGAAAAATACTTTTAATATTTAATGATTTATTTAAGACGGAGAATGAAGAATGATAAGAGTTGGACAGATTTATCAGAGTATAAAACAAAAAGACAAGCAGTTTGTAGTTACTTCTTCTAATAAGTATGATTGGAAAAGTTATGTTATATCAAGTGAAGGAGTAGGAAGTTGTCGTTGGAACTCGGATATAGGAAAAATGGAACTCATCGCCGAGTATCCAACTTGGCAAGAAGCTGTAAACAGTAAAGAATTTAAGGGAGAATGAAGAATGAAGTTTGAAGAAGCACTACAAGCTATGAGAGTTGGTAAAATTGTTTATAATAAACAAGAACCTGATTTTAAATTTGGGATAGACGGTAAGGCTATTTGGTATGAGTGTAAAGGTATGAAATATTATTTTAGAGATGAGATAGGTTTTCATCAACAAGAAATTTTATCTGAAGAATGGGAGTTAAAACAAGATGACTGATTATACAAAAGAGTTTTTTAATGTCCTTTTCAGGTGGCTTGGCTTTGTTGTAATATTTTGTTTAATTTATTGTTTTTTAGCGTTTGCGGCATATTTTGCTGAAGAATTAACACCTATAAATGCACAAAAATTTGAATATTATATACTTGGGTTGGTAACTGCAGAATTTTTTATGAGGATAACAAAAGATGACTAAATCACAAAACACGAAAAGTGAACAGTTGACAGAACAATGGAAAAAAGGCGAACTGCCTTATGCTGAATATTATATAAAACTTGCGGGTGGAGAATATACGAATGATGTTTGGGATGTCGGCGGTTGGCAATCTTTCAATAAGAAAGGCGATGTAGTTGTTGAAGTTCTCGCAAAAGTTCCGCCTTACGAAGTTTATAAAGACCTCATAGACGGTAGAAAATTGCTACGAGAATATATAAAAGATACAACAAACGAAAACTCACGGCTTAAAGAATACGAACGAATTGTTACAAGCTATAATATGAAACCTATTGATTATGATATAGCTTGCGAAACAGTTATAAAGTTGCTTGATGATAACAAACGCTTAAAGCACGATGTCGGCAATTTAGGCTATAAGATTAAAAATCAACGGCACGAGATTGATAACCGATTAAAAGAGATTTGGCGACTCAAAGAACTGCTGAAAGAGTGCAAAGAACCACTTGAAGTATTTGCTGATAAAAAGGATGCTTGCGAGTGGTGTCCTGAAGATTTATTGGCTAAAATAGATGAGGTATTAAAATGAGAGAAAATCCGAATGTAATATGTAACGACTGCGGATTTGGTAAAAAGAACACCGAGCTTGCGGAAACCAACGAAGCCCTAAAAGCCGAGCTGAAACAAGTCTGCGATGTGCTTATTCGCAAATGCCCTGAAATGAGAGAATGGGTTATGCTCAACTGGAAAAACTTATACGAGGTGGAAAAATGAGTAAAGACAGCGATGATTGCGAAGTAATGAATGAATTGTTTGACAGCGGACAAGATAATACCGGATATTACAATCACTGGCGACCTATCGCTTGGTGTAATGATGACGGCACCAAAATCCGTGATATTACCAAAAAAGAACAACTTGAATGGATTAAAAAACAAAAAGGACTGGAAAAATGAAAAAGTATAATCCATTAACGCTTGACCGAGAAAAAGACGAGCCTACATTTCAAACAGAAGTTGCAAAATGGTGGCTTGTAGAGATTTCCGAATCCAAACGGTATCTCTTATACATTGTAGAAAGTCTTAACTCGGTTGACTATGTAATCGTAGACAACACTAACCATAAGTTTGTTTGCGCCACACAATCACTAGAAGACGCTGACATTAAACTTAGAATGTTAGACGTTAATATTTGAATAATGCTAAATGTGTGATATACTAAGCCAAAGGAGAATTGATATGTTAGATATTTTAGCTAGATTAACCGCAATACAACAGTATGCAAAGGATATTCACTATACCGCGAAAGGAGATTCGTTTTATGGAATCCACCTGTTAATGGATAGAGTTGCTGACGGATTAGATGACTTTTCCGATTCGATTAAGGAAACACATTATCTTGGTGGCGGAGAATTACCGCCTCAGAGTAAGGAAATACTTAGAATAGCTGAAGCATATATTCCTGTATTAACCGACACAAAAACTGATTTAACACGTTTAGCAGGACTTATAAGTTCCACACTAGAGATACTTGGTGAAGTTGTTATTGATAATCGTGCAGATAATGCTCTTATGGATAACATCGCTCAAGACCTTAAACTCAAGTTAGGTTTAATTAACCGTCAGGTTGCATAATGGCAAGAGATTGGACACAAGAATACTTTGGAACAGGAAAGTATCATAACAAGAAGATAAAAACAGAAGACGGAACATTCGATTCTAAATACGAATATGAAGAATGGTGCCGTCTTAAACTTCTTGAACGTGGTGGTGTTATCTCAGAACTGCAAAGGCAAGTATCTTTTGACTTGATACCAACGATAAAAACAACATCAGAAACCTTGCGCGGTATTAAATATATTGCCGATTTTGTATATGTAGAAAACGGAATTTTTAAGGTTGTTGATACAAAGGGATTTGAAACCGATGTATATAAGCTGAAAAAAAGATTGTTTATCTATCGGTATATAAATAATGGTAGTATGTTCATAGAACGTAAAAAAGGTAAAAAAGATAAAATATATCAAAAAAGTTATTGACAATAATTTTTATTATGCTATTTTATAGGTAATGGGAGTGTAGCTGAAGTGGTTTTAGCAGTCGGCTGTTAACCGATGTATGTGAGTTCAAGTCTTACCTCTCCCGCCATTTTAGGGGTGTAGCTCAATTGAACAGAGCATCTAGCTACGGACTAGAAGGTTGCGAGTTTGAATCTTGTCACCCCTGCCAAGTTCCTATAGACTAACGGAGAGGTCAAAAGTCTTCTAAACTTTTAGTGAGGGTTCGAATCCTTCTAGGAACGCCAAAATAGGGTATCGTCTAACGGTAGGACTTGAGGTTTTGGTCTTCACAATGGTAGTTCGAATCTATCTACCCTAGCCAAACAAACAAAAGAAAGGATATACAATGAAAAAGGAATTTTTACAAGCACTTAGTGATTTACAGAACAGTATCACAAAGGTCGTTAAGAACACAGACAATCCATATTATAAGAGTAAATATGCTGACTTGAACGCATTGTTTGAGCAGATTAAACCACTGATTACAGAAAAAGGATTCGTTCTTATTCAAGTGGTAAGAGGTAATCAACTTCATACAGAATTAGTCCACATAGAAACAGGAGAGTCTATCTTCGGCGATATGGATTTGCTGACAGCTAAGCCTGATATGCAACAGCTTGGTTCTGCAGTTACTTATGCAAGACGTTATTCTCTGTTAGCGTTATTGAATATTGAAACAGCAGATGATGACGGAAACACAGCAAGCGGTAAGACTAAGACGTGGGACGAGTTAGAGTCTTGTGCAGAGTTTATTGAAGCTATTAAGGCTTGCACTTCTTCTAAGCAAGTAAGTGCATTATGGTATAAATGGAAGGATAAATTTGCAGAGGGTTCTGAAGAATATGAAAAGTTAAGACAATTATCTTCCGATATGAAACTTAAACTTGATAATCCTGATATAAGCGTGGAGATTAGATAATGACAGCGGCGTTATTTTGTGTATTAGTTGCAGTATTTTTTGGTGTATTTAATTTCCGTAGATTCTGCAAAGCAATAGAGAGAAGATTTGACCGTGAGTTTTTGAATGACGCACGTCAAGATGTATCGGTTTTTGAGGAATACTCTAAAGAAAGCCGTAAACAAACAGCTAAAAAGCTTAAAGAACTTAAAAAAATGAAAGGAGAATATAATGATTAAAAAAATAAGTGTTATTTTAGCGGCAGTATTGCTTTTAGGTGGTGCATTCTGTGCAAGCCAAGTCTTTGAAACAAATACTTTTGGTAATTATCAAATTAAACAAGCGGCGGCAACAGGACACGTTACTGTTCGTAATGAGCCGGGGTTATATTTGCAGATGTTTGGAACAATTACAACATATCCTGTATCTGAAGATATTGACTTTGAAGATAATGGTTTACAAGTGAGATTTAACGATGGTTCTATCGCTAAAGTTAAAGGAACTGTGAAGTTTAAATTACCGTCAAATCCTGAACAGCAGAAAGAATTACACCGTGACTATGCAACCTATAAAAACGTTGAACGTGACTTGATAGTTCGTAACGTAGCTGAAGCGTTGTCAAACACAGCTACCTATATGGTGGCAGAGGATTCCTATGCCGCTGGTCGTGCAGAGTTCTCTGATATGGCTATGAAACAGCTTAAAGAAGGTATTTTCAAAACAAGCACAAAAACAGTTGAAGTTACCGATACTGACGGCACAAAGTTCAAAAAGAAAGAAATTAAAGTAGTATATGACGCAGATGGTAATCCTGTTATTCAAAAGAAGTCGTTATTAAAGCACTATGGTATTGAGATTTTGCAATTTGTGGTAAATGACTTTGAATATGATGACAAGATTAACGAGTTGATTGCTCGTAAGAAAGATGCAGAACAAAATAAAGTGGTGGCTCAAGCCAACGCAGAAAAAGCCAAGCAAGACGCTATTACTGTTGAAGAACAAGGAAAAGCTCGTATTGCCGAAGCTAAAGCGACTGCAGAAGTCCAAAAAGCCACAGAAGTTACAGAAGCTCAAAAACGTTCTGAAGTTGCTAAGATTAAAGCTGAACAAGAGAAAGAAGTTGCTCGCTTAGCCGCGGAACAAGCTAAGTTTGAAGCTGAAAAGATTAAAGCTCAAGGCGAAGCTGAAGCTTATGCGGCAAAGAAAAAGGTTGAAGCAGGTCTTACACCGCTTGAGAAAGCCAAGATTGAAATGGAAACCAAAATCGGTATCGCCAAAGCATTGGCAAGCGTGAAGTTCCCTGATAGAATGGTTATTGCTGGTGGTAGTGAACACGGTGGCACAAACCCATTTGATGCAGTAGGTTTACAGTCTTTGTATGACTTATCGGATAAAATGGCAAAATAAGGAGGAAATATGGATATTAAAGAAAACTCAGGTGTGATGTTTAATAACCAAAACTGGACAGAGGGTAGTAAGCAACCTCGTGTTCGTGGCGAAATCAACGTAGGTGGTAAAATTATGGAGATTGCTATGTGGGTAAAGAAATCCGCAAACGGTAATACCTATTACTCTGTTCAACTAAAGGATAAAGAAGAATATCACAAACCTGAAAAGAAATCAGAGCCTATGGAACGGACAACATATCCGTCCAAAGGAACATCTGATTTTGATATGGACGATGGAATCCCTTTTGATGTATAACGTTGGGTAGCGTTGTAAAATAAATATCCGAGATTGCTTGTCGGTTCGATTCCGACTCGGTGGCGTAGGTCTGGTGGCTAATTAGGTGGGTTCAAAACCCATACATATATTCCTAGGATATATGCTCTTGGTGAGGTTGCGCTGAAAACTTGTGGTGGGGACGTTGGTCATAACTTTGTGCTAGGCAGTTCGTTATGCTGGTTATCGGGTAGCCACCGAACAATACCGACATCGCTAATCGGGAGTTCCATAATTGGCGGATAAAAACCAAGTCAGCCGTCAGCCACATTTTATTTTGAAAGGACAAACAAATGAACAAAGCGCAAGAAGAAGGATTAAAGCATCTTGAAGAATTGCAAAAGAAGTGTTTTGAATTGGAAGCACAAAACAATCAATTATATAAGCAACTTCAAGACAAAGATAAGCAATATGCAAGTCTTTTGGTTAAAATAAGAGATATTGAGTTTCAGTTAGGTGTATTCACCTATGGAGGGGAATCGCCTTTGGATAACGCTATAAAGGATTTAAACGATACAATAGTGAGATTACAAAGATACAAAAAGGAATATATCAAGTGCATAAAATACGGCAATGCGGCACAAAAATTACTAGAGTATTTAGCAAAAGGAATTATATAGATGATACCTATAACAAAAAATAACCTATCAGAAAAGCTCTCAGATGTCACAGGAGAGGTGAATCGCATCTTAGATGAGGAAACTATCGTCTATGTGGATTTACTAACTCAGAAGCAATATAAAAGCCGAAAACAGAATAATACTTTTCACGCTCTTTTAGATTGTTTTTGGAAGTCAGGTTGTTCTTCATTCGTATCGCAAAGAGAAATGCGGTTTTATTACAAACGCGCTGTCGGGTTGATTGAAACCGTTTTTGATAACTCTAACCTCACAAAAAACACAAAGTATATGATTTGGGAAGCTGTGAAGTTATTACCTATTCCGAATACGCAGATGATTGAAGTTACCAATCTACTCAAAGGAAAGGTTGTAAAAGAGATGAGTTGGTCTGTAGCGTCCAAGAAACAGGCAACAGATGCTATAGATATGATACTGCACGATATGGACGAGTCAGGTGTTATCACATCAAAAGAGGGTAAACATTATGAAGAAATTTTGGAGGGTATGAATGCAGACAGTTGGTGGTCTTGAAAAAGAAAACGATAAGCTAGTTCAGATGTGGGCTTGCAAGCAGAGAAGTTATTATTCTCATAAACCTGCTCAATGTGGGCATCACTTCTATTCAAGGCGCAACAAACTGCTCAGGTGGGACTTATTAAATATCATACCGCTTACCATAGAAGAACATACACTTCTTCATTCCGGCTGTATTCAGTTAGATATATGTAATCCTTTTAGGCTTCAATATCTGCAGAATATGGCAAACAAAGACTACAAGCAGTATCTACTAGAGAACGGACTAACCGATGTTGAATTTATCAAATTATGCAATAAAAAGTTAAAGGAGAAATTAGGTGAAAAACTATAGAAACGTATATCGTGTGTTGAGTATTAAGAATGCAATCAATGTCTTGTTTGAAATACAAGAAGGTTGTAAAGTTGAAGAATACAGAGAATTTTACTACCTTTGCAAGTTCTTTAACTTAGATAAATTCACAATGAGAAGAATTACGAACAACCTCAGCAGTTGTGGTCTTATCGAATCGCAAAAGAATCCTAACATAACAGATAAACGCAAGAGATGTTATGTCGTTACTGATATGGAACTGTGTGATAAGATAAAAGAATTAACGTCATCAATTATGGACGACTAATATACTCTCAAGAGTTGATAAAAACTCCTCTTTACTGTTGGTCTTTAATGAAAACCCATCAGTGGATTGTATGTGATACTTATAATCACCTTTTCTTGTGAAGTTAAGAATAGAGATTCGAATACCGCCGTAATATCTGTTAAAGTCTTGTTCTGGCAAGTTTTTTACTGATTCGGCGTATTTCTTATTGTTCTTCTTACCCCACCGTTCATAACAGCATTTTTTGCAGTGTCTAAGCCCTTTTCTGAGTGTCGATGGATAAAACTCAGTTTCAGGCAATTCTTTATGACACAAGCTACATTCTACCATTATCCTTAAACTCAATACTTAACTGCCGAGCCATACGCTTTTTATATTCAGGTCTACGGTCACGCAAATAATTCTCTAAACCCTCATTACGAATAACCTTTGGTGTAAAATCAGGTCTGTCACGCTTTAGCTTTTCTACTACCTCAGGAAGCTTCATTTCATCATAAAACCCAATATCGTCACCGTGTTGGCTTACAATAAAATGTGCCCATTCTCCGTTTATTCTCATCAAGTAAGCGTGACGTATCAACTTAAGCCGTTTGGACTTCTTAACATCTGCCTCTTGTTCTTCAGGGGTATAATCAGGAAAAGGTATACGTTGCTCTTTCATCTGCGCCCTCATATAAAATCAGCGGAAAATGTGAAAAAATCACATAATCCGCCGACTTTTTACCTATTTTTTCTCTTTTTTGGCTTCTTCTGCCAGTTTTTCAATACCTTTTTGCAAGAGCAGTTTGTCGCTATTTGTAAAGGCGGTAGAGAAAAAGTCACAGAATGATACAATTTTACCCCACACGGTATCGTCTTTTTCGCTCTTGGTGCATTTAACAATAAACGTGCCAGCGGCGACAATAATTCCGTATGCTTCAAAAATTCTATCCCAGTTTGCTAAAATCCAAGTCATCATTGTTTTTACTCCTTTATGTTAGTTTAACCCGAAAATACCGTCCACATCTTCCGGCGTCAATCCAAACTGTCCGCACAACTGGTCTAACAGCGGATTTTTACGCTCAATGTATGTGGCATAGTTTAATTCCGCCCACACTTGCTGATTATTTGCAATAAGTTCTTCAATCTGTTCACGGGTAACACCACGAGAAAGCATACCAAGCACAAATTCTCTCGGTGTCATTTGTGCAAAGTATTTCTTCATAACTTTTTCGGCTACTTCTTCATAGTCGGCAGCTGTTTCGCCGTCTTTAAGGTCAACAGTCTTATAAAACTGGTTGTCTTTTCTGAGGTATTTACCCTCGTCTGCCGTTAAGCGTGTAATCTGTTTTGTTTGCATTTTATTTACTCCTGTTAAGAATTGTTAGAATTGTTTGTCGCAATAACCGTGTTACCCATTTTAACACCTTTGCCGTCAATAAAGCATAAGTATTCTGGGTGTGCATCGCCGATTGTGTCGTAGGTATATTGGTTGCCAGATTGGTTGTAGTAGTATGTGTTGTTATTACTCAGCGTGATTGCACCGCTTGTTACAGATGATATGGTGTAGCTCGAAGCAGTATCAGGCGCAGAATATACAGTTGAGGTCGTGGCCGGGTTGGCTGTGTCGGTGTAACATTTGTCGTAGGTTATAGTAAAGATAACGGCAGATGTAGACCGTGATTTTATTATAACAAATTTATTGTCACCAAATACTTGACTCCAAGAACCAGAACTTGGTAAATTACCACCACTTTGCCACGTTGTACCACCGTCAGTTGAATATGCTAATTGATTTCCATTACTGCTTACAATTGAAAATACACCATTACCATAACTCAGTGATTGCCAAGAACCAGAACTTGGTAAATCACCACCATTTTGCCACGTTTCCCCACCATCAGTTGAGTATGCAGTTTTTTGATAACTTGTGGCAACAAATCTACCATTACCGTATGCCACTGATTGCCAAGAACCAGAACTTGGTAAATTACCACCACTTTGCCACATTGTACTACCATCAGTTAGATATGCAGAAGCATCACCGTTCCATTCTATAGTAACAAATCTACCATCTCCATATGCTACTGAATAATATCCACCTGAAACCGGCAACGCAATAGATTGCCACGTTTCCCCACCATCAGTTGAATATGCAGAAGTACCTCCAGAATAAGCAGTAGTAACAAATCTACCATTACCGTATGCCACTGATTGCCAAGAACCAGAAGTCAGATTAGATAATTTCCACGTTTCCCCACCATTTGTTGAATAAACTGAGCTTTTACCACTACTTCCAGAACATACAGCGACAAATCTATCATTTCCGTATGCCACTGATTGCCAACCAACGCTTGAATATAAATTAGAACCAGTCCATGTTTCCCCACCATCAGTTGAATATGCAGATTTGTTGTTTGACCTTGAAATAGCAACAAATCTACCATTACCGTATGCCACTGATTGCCAATAAGTAGAACTTGGTAAATTACTATTCTGCAAAGAAATATTATCAACTGTTTTCCAGTAATACCACGTCTTTAATTCGCCGTTTGTCCACTGGCTCTCTGTTCCCTGCCAAATACCAAGTGTCTGATAAGGCGAAGCTGTATTTTTATTTAAGATAGCAATAGCAGAAACGCCCGATGTGCCGTCTAGGTCAATCGTTAGGTTTGAGTTTTGATTCATCGTAAACGTTCCACGTGGTGTTCCACCCTGATTGATTGTTACAGAGCCGTTGCCGATTGCCGAAGCGACCGCAACACCGCTTTGTGCGTTTGCAGATGTTGCACTATAAGTTTGGTCTACGGTAGGCACACTGATATTTGCCGTTACATTATTTGAAGCGTTTGCGGTAAATGTAGCAACGTTTGAGCCGTTTTTCTGAATGGTTAAAGTGGCATTGTTAACGGTCGGAATTGTAGGCTTGTTTGATAAGTCGTTATAACTTCCAGTTGTTGCTACCGTTGCTAATCCGCTAACCAAACTTGCCGATAGCTTGTTGCTTGATGTTATTGTATCTTGCTTACCGTCCACAAGCTCGTTGATTTTATCAATGACCTCATTTTGTGTCGGCGGTGTTGTTATTTTATTTACCATTTTAACCCTCTACAACTAATCTATAAACCCCTGCAGTTATGTTGCTTGCTGAATTAAATTTTACCACAATCGTGCTTGCACTTACATCTACTTCCGTCATTACTTGAACGCCGTCAGAAACCCGAAATACTTGTGCTTGTATTTCATTTGTCGCCAAAGAATTAACAACGTTCCAAGTGCATACACCGCCCGATGCCGTCAATGTCGGATTGGTCGCTGAAAACTTGGTAATCTTTGTCGCAAGCGTATTGTTTATGGTCGTTATTTGTCCGTTAATCGTTGATATATCGCCTTGGTTGGTCGTAATTTGTCCCACTAACGTTGATGTAATACCAGAATTTAATGCCGCTAATTGAGCCGCTGTCATTGGTGTTTCGTTGATTTCGTATTCAACCTTCCATTTATTTTTATTATAAGCCGTTCCGTCATCAACGTATTTATAACGCCACGTTCCGCCATCTTGCGTTTCATCTTGCTCTACTACCAAATAATTGTTATTGCTCGGCTCAGGATAGCCCTCTGAGGTAAAACCACCTACTGTAGAAGGTATTGCCGCATACGTTGCCCACGAACCGTCAAAATCTGCCGTGTTTGTCTGAATGCTTGAGTTTACGAACTCTTTATCGGCAAGCTGATTGCTCGAACTTGCTTGGCTTGGTATCTTGCTCTCAATCGTAGCGATATTTGTTGCGTTTGTGCCTATTTGTGTGATATTTGTTTGTGTCGCACCAGAATTTAATGCGGCTTGCTGTGCCGATGTTGTTAAATCGTTAATAGTGGTAGAATCAGGTAAAGCATTTACATCGCCTGCCGTCAGCGTAATATCACTTGATAAAGCTTTATTGTTTACTGTTCTTGTAGTCGGAACCGCATTAACATCTGTATATGTCAATGTGATATTATTCGCAAGCGACTTTCCATTAACTGTTCGTGTATTAGGAACAGCCCCAACATCATCATAATCCAAAGAAATATTTGAACTTAGGGCGTATCCATTAACCGTTCTTGATGTCGGCACATAATTAGCCAAGTCTGTCAGTTGTGCTACAACATCAGGGTCAATAGCTATTACGTTCCCGTTAATTTTTATTCCTGTGCCCTCAATATAGACAGTGCCATAAATCCATTCTGAACCGTCGTAATAGCCAAATTTATGCAGTGTTGTATCATAGTAAAACTTCGCTTCTGTCGGTGTTGGCGCGGACGCTAACATTTGAAATTTTGCGTTTTGTATTTCGTTATTGTTTAAGTCAATATGTGAATTAAAAGGAACCTGAGGCATTTTTCTCTCCTAGTTTAAATATGCTTTACCCGTTGTTGCGCCATTCAAATAAATTGTTACTTGATTAAGGCTGTTATATACTTTTCTTGCTTGGAACTCCGCACCTGAGCTATCCACTAATGTAATACTTGGCGCTTTATTAAGATTGTGCGTTATTACCCATACATCGCTTGCTATACCCTGTTCAAATATAAATGTGGCAGAATTTATTATAGCTCTATCGCCTTGACGCTCAACCTCTATGTTACTGCCACCTTCAATATTGTTTACCACATTATCAAGTGCTTCACGCAAACCGGTAATGGCATCAATAGGATGCTGATTAGGCAAACTGCGATTTACAAGCTGATTGTGGTCTGTTGTGCTTGTTTCGGTCTTAATATCTGCCGTAAACGTTACATCAGGCTGAACTTGAAACTTAGCATTTACCGGCTCGTCATTCTCAAGCGTAAAATTAACAGCTACATCTACCATTTCCTATAATCTCCGGCTTTGTTTCAATCGTTAATGTGCCTTCGCACGTTTTCTTAACAAGCGTATTAACGCCGTTTACTGGTGTATAATACCAAATACACGCATAACAGCTATTCTTCACATTCAACTTGATGCTTTCTTCTCGCATAATGTTTACCGTGAATGGGTTTGTCGGGTGGTCGTATCGTTTACACAAAGAACCTATTTTCAGCTCTACAGCTTCAATATCAGGTAAAGAGCCGTCCTCAGCCGTTACCGTTACCGTCATTAAATTTATTAAGTCATCACCTTGATACCGTGGCATCTCAAATCTCCCTAAAATAAGCCCTGAAAATACAAGCAACCTTGAAAGAACTCTCCCCAGTTGGTCGGAGTTACCAACAACTTCCTATACGGCTTTAATTCTACCCAAAAACAAGCATTATATACAAATGCTACACACAAACCAATGAATATGTATTGGATTCCTAAGAACGCCGATGCTGGTATTAAATATACCGTTTTGCATAATATTAACTGCCAAAAACACCATTCGCGACCGTATTCCTCATATCCTCTTACTTTGCCCCACCAGTCAACTATCTTCTTAAATGGTATCTTACGACCTTTAGCTACTTCTTCATCAATATATTCTCTTGACTCCGTTCCGCATAGAAAACCCGGAAAGTGTCCTTTGGTTTCAGCGTAAATCAACAAAAACGTAGAAATAATCGTAAATAACCATTTAGGCATTACGCCTGCCAAGTATGTATGATATGGCAAGAAATAAATAAACGGCGCATACAGCAAAGCACACAACAACCATTGTATGCCACGTTGTTTGATAATCGGCACGTCACTCCAAAAACCACCGAGGATTCTTCTGAGTAATCCGCTTAGTATACCTAACATTATACCTCCTTCGGTGGATTTGCCACCCATACACCTGTTTTCAAAGCATAAGCATTACGTCTTGCTCTTATTCCAACTTGCTTAGCATATTTACTTTGCATTAACTGGTCGCCTGCCGTTATGTAATATCCCTGAGCTATAGAGTTAAGAGTTTTTTGAAAACCAAGCAATCCAGTTTTTTTCTTTTCGTCACCCACGCCGAGGTTGAAGCATAAATCTATCATAACAAATTGACGGTCAATGCACAAATCACGCCACCACGGCAAATACTTATCTAAGTCAGCTTTTACCGAAGCAATATTGTTTCTGCACAAATAGCAGGCTTGCTCGTTTGTGATATCCTTACCACGAGCGTTATGCCCTATGTAGCATATTTCTTCTTGCGTCAGAGGGTTATCATCAAGATTGCGCCCTATCCCTATTGTGAGCTTTCCTTTGGTGTCGTAATAGGCTTTATTGCGCATTCCTTCGTTGAGCATAAGTCTTTGTAAAATGGTTGCGTCATCAATCATTGGTTTCATCTTTTTTACTCCAAACAATTTCTTCAACCATTCAATCATTTCTTTGCCCTTTTCGGTCTTAATTCCTCAATTATCAAACTGCGTAATTCGTCAATCTTATTCTCCATACGCAAAATTGCTTCGTTTGTTGCATAGTTTTTACCTTCTTCAGCAACTTTAAGTTTGAAATCGGACAATTCTTTTTCAAGTTCCGATATTTCACTGCTGATACGGCTATACAGAAAAATCAAATATCCAAACGCAGGCAATAAAAACACTTGTATAATCTGAACCCAATCCATCGACTTACTCCTTCCAACTGTCAAAATCTAAAGGATATTGTTGCCACCAATTTGCTGTGTTGGTATAATCTCTCAAATATTGCCGGTATCCTGCATATTGTGCCTTTTCTTCAGTGGTAATAGGTGCATCAGGTAATTGTGTAAAATCAGTCATAGATAAATAACAATTTCTAACTGCACGCACCTTTTGCTCTTTTTCAGCTTGGCTTTCTTGTGGTGCTTTGCCTGTCACATACCATAAGCCGTTATATGCTTGCTCAACTTCCATTAAGGTCATACCGATTTCTTGGTAATATTCGTCAGAGCAACCCACACCGAGCTGAACTTCATACGTCTTGCTATCAATTATTTTTGCATATTTTTTCATCATCAATCTCCCTATGCTATTCTACGCCATACGTTTACACGATATGCAGGCGGTTGAACTGTTGAACTTGAGCCGTAAATACTGCTTGAACGAGAAGCATCAACCGTAATTGTCAAATCATTACCACCACTTGTGCCACCTGCGTTCTGAGGTCTTTGCGAGTTATCAACATTACCTCTATACAAAGAACCTCTCTCATACAAGTCGCCCCAGTTCATTAAGCATTGAACGTTATATGCACCCCAAATATTCGGCAATCCTGCGCTAATGTTGCTGTTTGCGTTGCTTCCGTTACCGCCCCACAATGCACGGTCTTGCGCTACAAGTTGCCATTGTGAACCACTGATAAGGCTTGCAAGCGGACACGTTGATTGTGTGCCAATGTAGATTGAACCTACTGGATAAAGTGAGGCTAATGTAGTTGAAATAGCCGCGGAAACATCACTCGGTGTCGTTCTTGTGCTTACAGATGATTGAACAAACGCTGTTGTAGCAATGTTTGTTGAATTATCGCCTGCCGATGGAGTTTGTGCTGATGTATAAACAGTTCCGTCTGCTCTTCTGCCAACCGTTAGACTTGTTGACCATTCACCATCTGCACCTTTTGCTACTAAACGGATAGCCGTATCATTATTAGTAAATCTAACGTGCTCTAAAACACCCATTTCATAACCATTTTTATCTCTAAAAGATATATCCGTAAATGTATTAGAACTCGGTGCTGTGTTATATGTAACGGTAGAGTTTTGTATGGCAACAACACGATTGCCACCATTAAATGTTTTAACCCCTGTTATAGTTTCATCACCTGTTTTATGAACTACAGTATTGTCAAAAGCATATAAATCATCAGAATCCATAACTTTTTTCCAGTTAGAGGTATCTGACAACAAATTACCAGTATTATTATCAGTTAATGAATTGTATATTTTGAAACCTGTAGACGTTACCTCTTTGGCAAGACAACCTTTATAGTATGTTACCGTTGCCGCCCATTCAGGAACGCCCTCTTGCATAATATATGCTTGCTGGTAGGTGGTAACGTATTCTACACCTTGAATTTCCTCTAACGGTGGTAATTCCTCACTTGTTTCAGTGGCGGCATTCCAGCCCTCACTCCACGCACTCAAAGATTGCAACTGCTCTACATCAGAAGTAGTTGTCGGGTTATTCGCTTGCAATGAACCAAAAACACCATTGTTAGTTGCACTACCAGCGAAAACTTTAATATTTTTTCTCGTTAATCTAGGCATTAAAATTCCACCCTCTTGCTATAAGTTAAAACCTCACCTACTTTGCTAGGATTATTATATGTCCTAAATCCAGTCTTGTAAACTGCGGTCTGATTCTGGTAGGTGCAGAACCCAAAAAATCTCTTGTCGTATTCAATAATATAAGAGCATCTTACTCCCATTGGTTTTGGTAACACTTCCTTTTGAATTGCCGCTTGAATAATAGGAGTTTTGTCTTTAGGCACGAAATATGTCATTTCCATATTTCCTTCAGAATCCATACGAACAGTATTACCAAAAAAGTCATATAAGCTATCATCAAGAGCCTTGTGTGAAAGGTTACTTGTGTTTGAAATTGCCTTTAGTTTCATCAATAAGCGATAGTCGTCATCAGATAGCAATTCCGCTTGATTATCCACGAGATAATATCTGTCAATGCCGATATATTCACCTAAAATATCAAGTTGCTTGCCGATAGCTGTTTCAATATTAAATCCGTTTATCACGTCCATAATTAAGTCGTCAGGCAATAAACTAACCGTAGATTCTATCGTAGCCTTTGCTTTAGGCTTGCTGTGATATTGCAAAATTAAGAGGTTTGAATAGTAGCTATCGGTTTGACTCATCTTAAATCTCCGTTATTGTAATACCTGCTACACTGTATCTTGTTGCGACAACAGGGGATAAATACTCAACCCACGTTGTCTGGTCTGTAGAGATTTCAACATTTACTGCATAACCTTGTCCGCCAACACTATCAATAGCATTTTGTGCAATCTCAGTAATGGAAGCTGTTTCAGCAAACTCACCAATCTTAAACATCAATCTCTGTTCTATATATTCCTTAATCGCCGTCTGATTAAACGTAATATCTGCAACTGTCGGCTTAATATTAAACTTGATATAAAACGGCGTAACGGTCGCATTATCCCACTTAGCAATAAATTGCGTCTGAGCGTCAGTAGTGATAGTATAAGTGATATTTCCTCTCATATTCGTTCCCGGACACTTTCTGCTATATATCGTTTCCGCAATCTCGGATATTGCACCACCGTCCATTACTACCCAAATACAATGTGCAGGAGTTCCATTGGCATCGGTAGACGATGTATAGTTTTCATATACTTTTGCGTCTGTAACGCCCGGAAGTTGTAATAAAGCCGCTTGTAAACCATTTAAATAACCAAATGAGCTGATTGCAACAGATTGTCTTCTGCGAACCTTTAATTCTTCATCTAGTTCTTCAACAGTTCCTATAGCATTTGCCGTTGTCGGATTATTTACACTCACAACACCTAAAACAATCGTCACAGGTGTCGTCAATGTGTTCGGCAACACTACAACCCCACCTAGGGCTTCAGAACGGAATAACAAAGAATTACTCCCCGTTGAAAGAGTTGTGGTATTTACAAGAATAAATCTATTACCCTCATTATCTTGAATTGTATATCCAGTGGCTTCAGGATTATTATAGTTGTCGTCTAATCCTTGCAACGTTAAAGCTCTATCAGTTACCACATTGACGGTAACAGTAGTAAATGTTCCCGCCTTTCTGAATACGTTATTGATAGCACATCTCTGGTCTAATAAAGAGCCTTGAGTGTTATTTGGATTGAACGAGTTGTATAATTGTGTCAATAATCCACGAACATCTACACCTTTTTGAACAAGAATATTAAGCCACTGTCCGTCAGGAGTGCTAGAATCAAGCAAAACATCTTCACCGTAGATGTGCTTGAAGTCATTTTGTAACGTCTGCAAAAGCTCAGGCGCAGTTGATGTCTGTAATCCGTTTTCGTTTAGTATATCTGTCATACTTTCACCTCAATCGTTTCACCATATACGGTTTTAAATCTTGCTGTTAAACTGTATCTTCTGTCCGTAACAGAACTGTCAAAAAAAGTAATTTCAATAATGTCGGGCTGAACGGATAATATTTTCTTTATTGCGTTATCTATTGTCTGTTTACCGCCTTTTCTGCCTAATAGGTTTTTATAGTCAATCCCAGATTGCATATCAAAGAAGCAATCGTTAAACCAACATAGAATTTTTTGCTTAACATCATAGGCAGTAGCAAGAGATTCAGAAGCATAGTCTTGACGGCTACGCCCAAATTTAAAATCCCAATTATTATCTAAAGCTCTTACTCTCATATTTTACCTCTTATAGTAGTATAAAGTATGTTTTTCTATTTTGCAAATAGCTTAACTTCCAGTTATATCCGCTAAAGTTATAGGTTCCATTTGAATATCTAATTTACTAAATGAAATCCCTTGAACCTGCGGTGTGTAATTAACAATACTTGTGATTGCGGCTGTAAGTTTTGCTAGTGCAAGAGTAAGTTGCGACATAAACTGCATTAAAGCACTGTATGCACCTACAAGAAAATCTTTAACGGATAGGCAAAAATCAATAACAGAACCTAAATCTGTCGGACTTGCACTATCTATCGGTGACAGCAAAGAACTCAATGATTGAAACGCTTGATATTGTTGCTGTAAAGATTTGAGAAGTAAACTGCGAATCTGAGCTAATTTTGCATTTACAAAAGGGTTTATGTCTTCTTCTATTACTTCATCAACATACTCTTGTGTTTTGTCGTGTATTGCATCAAAAGCATTATCTAAGTATGTTTTTACACCATTTATTTCATCAATAGCGGCATCTATTTGTGCAAACATATCAGCCATTTTTTTACTCCACAGAAATTAGTATACCATTTGCAAAAGATAATAATTGGTTTCCGACTGTAACGACTCCAGAGAATCCGTTGCCTGCAACAATCTGCGCACCTGTAATAGTTCCACTTGCGTTTACATCTCCTGTCGCCGTTACTTGTGCATTATTTAATGTAATCTCATTACCTACAACAATCTTAGAATTATCGGAATATTTGAGTTGAACGTATCTACTGTATCCTTGTAACAAATCAACCATTGAGTGTATCCCGACTATTGCAAAAGCATCTGAAATGTCGTGTTTTCGTTCAAAATTTGACGGTAAACTCTCGCCTGTGTCCCACCAACGGTCAATTTCATAGTCGCAGAATAGAAGTAAACAATTATCCCCTTTTGAAATAGGAAATGTTAAGTTTGCTTGTCCACCACCAATGACAACAAACGGAACTTGTTTTAACAGAGAATAGTCCTTTAACTCTCTCGTCTTGAAATTCATATTAACGCGCTTATGCAGAATTTGAACATCTACGGTTTGATTTGTTGTATCTACGTTCTCAATTTTGCCTATTTTTACACAGTTGAGCGATTCGGAAAAGTTACCGAAATGAGCCTCTAATGCTTGCGCTAATGTTTTTCTACTGTTGGGCTGTGACAATTCCAAACCTCCCGTATACTTGTGAGCCAACCAACATCTCTAAAGTTGTTGTGGCTTCTCCTGCCACCGATTCGGATATAGTGCCTTCGTGCTTTATACCATACACCTTATACTGTCCGTTAAACATCGGTGCAATTCTTGACTGTATCTCTATTATCTGACCGATAATAATTCTCGGCTCAAATATCATCTTTACTCTCAATAATGCGTCTTCGTGTTCAGGAACGCCGAGCAATCCAGATTCGTCATTTATGAGCGGCACCTCTCCCTCAATAGCGTCATAGGTGTCTAATACCATAATTTCATTATTGTCAATATGAGCGTTACCGCCACAATACTTCTGAATAATGGCAAAAGAATTACCTGTCATCGTTACTGGGCGGTTAAATTTTATGTCTTCTCCAGAATATATCTTTACGTTCAATCCCATATCGCTTGCCGCGTGTTGAATTATCTGATTGCGTGAGATATTTGAAAGGGTTGCGTCTGTTTGTGGGCTTAAATCTTTTAATCCTGTTATCGCGTGCATTTTTGTTATCACATCGCTTCCTTGACGTGACGTATAGCAGTTCCACACATTACCAACAAAGATAATGGACATCTCCATTCCTTGATAACCGGCTTCCAAAATTACTGTTCTATATTTTGGATTAAAGTAGTCAAAGAAAAGCTGATTGTATGTATCAGGTGCAAGATTATATATATCAATATCCATAGCATTAACATCTGCAAACAACGTTCTGTTTATGCTAAAGTTTATGGTGAACTTTCCTTCAATGACTATTGCACCTTCAGTTGGATTTCCTTTTTCATCAACTGTCTGAACAGTAAGTCTATATTGACGCTGTTTTTTTGCTTTATTTGAAATATCGTGATAAAGCACATTAACCATTTAAGAACTCCTGAATAACTGCGTTTTCTAAATCCTCTAATACAGCCACTCTTATTCTGCCTGTGGCAAAGTCATCAATTCTCCACGGGTCAAAACCGTCTTTAGACCACACATACATGCCCCAAGAAATAATATTATGATAAGGGTCAAGCAGATTAACAAACGCACTCAGAGCCAATCCGTATACAGTTAATGACGGGCTTTCTACGTCAAAAATCCACGTTTCTTGGCTCGGTATAAACCGAAACGTAAGTTTTACACGTTCTCCCTTTTTGGTGTCAAAGGAAACGGTCTGATACGCATTGTCGTTTAATGTGCTTAATACTCTTATACTCATCTTAACTTCCTAATTTTTCATATATTCTGAAAGCGCATTGGTCTATAAATTCATTTGGTTTTTCGGAACCTTTATACGGTTGCCATATACCGTTTATTTTTTCAAAATAATCAATAGTATCATTTGCCACATTTTCTGCACAAGCAAAAGTTTGTGAAGGGTCTTCAAGATATTCACCGTAATTATTTCCTAATACAGAGCCTAAATCACCACTCATATCTTCTGTCGCAGATGATGAAACTTGAGTGCTAATGCTTTCATTTTTTCCCTCGGTTTTACCATTATCAACCTTTGGCTGATTTTCTATGCCAGCATTTCTTTGATATTTTTCAGGGTCAAACTTTACAGTAGATACGCTTGTCGTTCTAAACTCCTTAAAGGTAATAGAGATTGCCGATTTATCTTTTGTTTCTTTCGGTTGGGTTAATTTTAAGCTCGTTATGACGTAGTCTTTTAAGATACCCCACGGTGTTTGAATTGTTAGAGGACTACGACCATCTCTCATAGCTAACAGTTCGTTATAGGCTTGTTGTTGATGTGTTACGGTGCCAAAAGAATCACTCATCAAGTTAGACAGCTTAGAAACGGCATTACTAGCAGTATCTACCCACTGAGCCGCTTGCATTACTGTCTTTTTCATCTGATTAAAGCTACGACTTCTAATAGGTAAGAACGAAACAACTCCCTCTAACCTCTGAGCCACCTGTCCGAATATCTGGGAAGCTGAATCCTTTTGATACCATACTAATTCGCCGACTTCGCCGTTTATCGTATAGATTTTCGGTTTAAGTGAAATCTGGTCTTGATATGCTTGATTTGACTCAACGTAATGGTCGGTTACATCGGATTCAACCGTTAGTGTTTCATCTCCGATAATATCTAATCTTAAGTTAGCAATACCCTCTGTGCCTTGACCTACAATAAAATACTCTTTTATATGGTCTTTTAATGCAGTTAATTGGTCGGAACCAAAAGCACCGTGATTAAATCTATTCGTTAAATCTGTCCAATTCTCCGCCATTATTAACTCCTTGCACTTGCACTACCTATTACTGGAGAAACTACATACAAATCACTATTTGAATAGAGATTATCTAACCAAGTTTCTCTGTTTGACTTCTGTTTTTCTTCTACAGTATTTGCTACTTTTTCAATAAGTTCATCTTCGGTATTAGCATTTATGGTAACGTTTTGAACACTGTTATCAGAAGCGTTAATTACATTTCTCGAGCTTATTCTTCTATCATTGTTAAATTCTTTGATATTATCTCTACCCAAAAAATTAAGCATATCTTTTTCAGTAGTTGTGTTAATTTTTGAGGCATCACCTTTTCTATATCCTTGTAGGTATTCTTTAAACGTAGGCTCTCGGTTTAGGATTTTAGAATCAGATGAAGAAAAACTCAGAACTCCTTTCAGCCATTCAATAGCCTCTCCTATCAAAAACGCACCAATTCTAATGGCTTTATACAGTTCGTGTAAAGAATCCAACAAACCATTTATAGTGTCTGGGTGTTCATCTATCCAAGCCGATATTGATTGCAACCAATCTCTTATGCTGTGCGCCATTTTGGTAATAACTGGAGAAACTGCCGCTGTTATGTGGTCTGCTAAATTCTTGAAAGCAAACTTCAACTGCCGTAATGCAATATCTGCTTCCACAATAGATTTCAACTGCTCATCATTTATTTGTCTTTGGTCGCCACCATATCTCTCTTTAAAACGCCATGAGGCAAGCCAATCATCACTCAAACCAACACGTCTTGTGAGGTTAAGAGCCATGGCGTTGTCTAAACCTTTTACAGATTGCTCAACCCCACGAATAACGCCCATTACATCTCCACGCTGTGCCGCAACGTGCAATAATTTATAAGGTGATAACTCTCCTTGCCCTAAAGCAATATCAGACAGATTTTGAGATACCTTTTGAATATCTCCCATTATTTGCTGTTGGGACATACGAGAGCCAACATTTACCATACGGGACATTACGCCTTGAAGCTGAGATAAGCTTACTCCCGTTGTCATCAAAAAATCACGAGTAGGAATAGAACGGTCTAAGGACTGTTTCATTCCATAAATAACACCACCAGCACCAATACCAGATAAAGTGAGAAATGTATTTCTTAATCCTACCGCAAAACTACGAAACGAATGTAACATATCACTAAGACGTTTTTTCTGCGCCTTAGATGCTTTTTCGGCTTCTTTTGTTTGCTGACGTTCTATTTTTTGCTTTTCAGAGGCATTATACTTTTCTACTTGAAACTCTAACTTAGCCAAATCCATAAGCTGTTTGTGTTCAAACTTCTTATTATCAAGCTTTCTTTTGTTTCTTTGAACTTCTGCACGCTCATTCTCAGTAGCTATTTTAGCGTCTTTTAATGATTGCTGGCTCTGTTCTCTTGAGAAAATACCATATTGTTTTGCGGCTTCTTTAGTCGCATTGTTGATGGCTGACATTTGATTTGCCATATCTGCTAAAACACGTTGGGCTTGTTTTAATCCGTCTTGATTAACCTTAAAACCTATTTCAGCATATAATTTACTTACTGTATCAGCCATCTTTATTCAACTCTCTCTCTGTAGTCGTATAATCGGCTTCAAAAGCCTCATACGCTAATATATCTAATACATCGGTTATCGTGGCTTCCCCCACCTTGTGAGGGTCGCCACCGTAATAACCTAATTTGGCAATCTTTACTCTCAGAAAGCGTAAATCATCGCCTATATGGATTTCAGGACTTCTCCATTCTCCGCTGTAGTCTTGTTTATTCCGAACGAAGAAAGGAGGTGTCTGAAAAAAGGGTAAACGTTTACTTTCAGGCAATAAAACAATACTTCATACAAATCACCACGTGCGTCTTCATCTTCAAACACATCTTTAGTGATTTTAACGTCATTGTAAATGGATTTATCCATACATTCAAAGCAAGCGTCAAATACCTCAATATCGGAATCGACCGCCATAGCCAAATTAAATAAATCCTCATACGAAAGCTCGCCTTTCTCTAAAACATCAAATAATTTAATGCCTTGCTTTAAAAGCGATTTTTCAACCAACGCTTTAAGTTTAAATGCCTTATCCAAAGATGTCGGATTAAGCACAACTTTTGCTTTATTCCCCTTTGTAGTAAACTCCATTATCCTAATACCCTTTCAATCAATGCTTGCATTGTGTAAACAGTAACAGCTTGGTCTGTTGCACCATTAACGTTCCAAGTAGCGTCATACGGCGCACGAGTGAAGTGAACAGCACTCAGATACTTGGTATCAAATACAACATTACCAAAACCGTCACCAAGACGTTTTGCAAAGCTACCATTACCCATTAAGAATAATGCCGAGTCAATCTCATACGTTTTATAGTATGAATGAATGAAT